CAAATGGAAACTTTGAGCAAGCAATTCGCCAAACCAGAAGATATTTTCGTTATCAATCTGGTAAAGGTATTCAAGTCAGTTCTGGTACTATTTTAAAACCAAGTTTGCAGATTGATAGTTTAACTTCTTCTGGAACAACTGTTACTGTTCAAACAAAAGAACAACATAATATTCAGGCAGCAACACCAGGAACTCAAGTTACAATTTCTGGTGCAAATGAATCTGCGTATAATGGAACTTTTACAATTACTTCTGTTACTGGATACAATACTTTCCAATATACTGCATTATCAACTCCTTCCGCATCACCAGCATCTGGAACTTATAATTGTTCTGTTTCAAGTTGGTATGGATGCTCAAACCGTCTTGGAAGTTTTGATGCTCAAAATGGAATATTCTTTGAGTTTGATGGGCAAACACTTTCTGCGGTTCGTAGAAGTTCTACTTATCAACTTGCAGGAAAAGTGAGTGTTACAAACGGAAGCAATACTATAACACAAACTAATGCAACATTCCCAACTGTATTTTCAAAACAACTAAACATTGGAGATTTTATTGTTCTTCGTGGTCAGTCATATCGTGTTGTTGATATTGCAAGTGACACTTCTATGACGATTTCTCCTTCATATAGAGGAGCAACGGCATCGTTTGTAATCATTTCAAAAACACAAGACACAAAATATCCACAATCATCTTGGAATATTGATAAGTGTGATGGTACAGGTCCTTCTGGATATAATATTGACCTCACCAAGATGCAGATGTTTTATATTGATTATTCTTGGTATGGTGCTGGATTTATTCGTTGGGGATTTAGAGGTCCAACTGGCGATGTAATTTACTGCCATAAAGTACCAAATAATAATGTCAATACAGAAGCATATATGCGTTCTGGAAACTTACCAGCACGATATGAATCTGAAAGTCTTCCACCAACAACTAAAATTACTGGCAATGTGGGAGCATCCGATACAACTATTGGTATTGCAAGTACTGCAGGATTCCCAACTGCCGGTACAATCGTAGTTCGTAATGCAAATACTTATGAGTATATGAATTATGCTGGTATTGGTACAACAGCATTTACTGGAGTTACAAGAGCAAGATCTGGTAGTACTTCTCTTGCACTTACGGTTGCCTCTGGTTCTAATGTGGCAACTGCAACCACCACAAATTTACAAGTAGGTCAGAGAGTTATTGGTGGATTCCCAGAAGGAACATACGTCAGTGCAATTGGTGTTGGAAATATTACGTTAAGTCAAGCAGCAACAACGGCAAACCCAACAGTAATTATTCCCCCAATGGGGGCATCAACGGGTCAGGCATTTACTTTCTCTGCTACAGACCCAGTTGCCGTTGAACTTGCATTCCCAACTTATGGACCTTCTATATCACACTGGGGTACAAGTGTGATTATGGATGGTCGATATGATGATGATAAATCTTTGGTCTTTACTTATGGTCAAAGAACTGCTACTACTATTTCTCCTGGTGCAACACGGGCACTACTTGCAATTCGTGTTGCACCATCGGTGGATAATGGTATTGCTGCGGCATTCGGACAAAGAGAATTAATTAATAGAATGCAATTGGTTCTTAGAAATCTGGGAATTTCAATTCGTGGTAGTAATACATCAAATATTCTTGTGCAAGCATTTTTAAATGCGACTCCATCAACTACAAATACTTGGACGAATGCTATTGGTAATGCTACGGGACAACAAAATTCCAGTTTGGCACAAATTGTTGATTATGGTGGTGGTTCTACCACAGTAACAGGTGGTGAAGTTACTGCAGGAATATTTTCTGCTGGTACTGACACACTTGATTTAAGTACTGTAAGGGACTTGGGTAATTGTATTCTTGGTGGAGGTGGCACCACTTCAAATAGTGGAATATTCCCAGACGGTCCTGATACATTAACGATTACTGTAACTAATATTGCCGCCACTGGTGATGTTAATGTAACTGCAAGAATTTCTTGGACGGAGGCACAAGCATAAAAAATGGCAAAACTTAAGTCTGGCACTAGAGTTTATGGGAATTTTAAACTTGATGGTGGTCTTTATGATTTTAATAATCAAGTAGGGTCTGCAAGTTCGGTTCTTATTTCTACTGGTGCTGGAGTTAGTTGGACTCCAATTTCAACAGCAGCACTTCAAGGTCTTCAGGGACTTCAAGGAACTCAGGGAACTCAAGGAAGACAAGGTACTCAGGGAACAACAGGTACAGGTACTCAAGGTCTTCAGGGACTTCAAGGTACTCAAGGCACTCAAGGCACTCAAGGTACTCAGGGAACACAAGGTACTCAGGGAACTCAAGGTACTCAAGGTACACAGGGCACACAGGGAACTCAAGGTCTTCAAGGTCTTCAGGGTACTCAGGGAACTCAAGGTACTCAGGGAACACAAGGTACTCAGGGAACTCAGGGAACTCAAGGTACTCAAGGTCTTCAGGGACTTCAAGGAACAACAGGTACAGGTACTCAAGGTACTCAGGGAACACAAGGAACACAAGGAACACAGGGCACTCAAGGTACTCAGGGAACTCAAGGCACACAAGGAACACAAGGTACTCAGGGAACTCAAGGCACACAAGGAACCACAGGAACAGGTACACAAGGTACACAAGGAACCACAGGAACAGGCACACAAGGTACACAAGGTACACAAGGAACCACAGGAACAGGTACTCAAGGTCTTCAGGGAACTCAAGGTTCTAGTGCTGCAGGTGGTGGAGGTGGTTCTGGAACTTTTGACACTGGAATTACAACTTCTGTTTACATCTCTGCTATTTCTGGAGTTGGTATAAATACTGCACAAAATAACGACATTTTTACTGGTCCTGGAGTTGCTGGAACTTCTTTTGGAATTGGTCTTTCATTCCCATCAACAGCAAGTAGAGAATATGTAATTGAATCAATTCACGTCACCAATACATATTCAAATGAATTATATTTAACTGCAAGACAAGATTTTTATGTTTCTGGAACTACTTGGAGAGCAGTTCCGATTACGCAAAGACTTATAGTTCCTTATCAAGGTTCTGTGGAACTTATTAATCAACCAATGATTGCTTCACCGAATGACCACCTAAGATTCCAAGCACTTTCTGGAACTGGTTCAACTGCAACAGGAATTGATGGTGGTTTGGATGTATTTACCGTTTATTCCACAAAAACTGATACAAACTTTGTTGGTGTTGGTTCAACAGTAGCAAGTACAACTGGTGCAGAAGTTTATCGTTCAATAACTTATCCTTCAGTTGTTCAATCTATTCGTCTTTGTAATTATAATTTGAATATTGATGTTGATGCATCTGTTTCTATCTATCGTGGAGGAACTGCAGGTTCTGTTGTATCTACCGGAGTACGACTTGGATACTTGACATATAATATGACTATACCTAAAAACAGTGTTGTTGAAATACTTGATAAACCAAAATATCTTGCAATAAATGATACGATTGTTGCCGTTGGTTCTACAATTAACTCACTCTCTGCCTGTGTTGCTGCAAAACAAATAACATCGTAAATATATAGTATAATAATATAAAATGGAGAAATTATGTCTATCTTGATTGCGATGCCTTGTTATGGTGGATTAGTAAGTGATAAGACAGCAAAGGGACTATTTAATCTTGGAAAGGAATTAAGAACTGCTGGATTAGACCACGGATTATTGACAACTGCAAATGATAGTTTGATTACTCAAGCACGTTCAAGAATTGTTAATTTCTTTATGAACAATACAGAATATGAAAGAATTCTGTTTATTGATGCTGATATTGGATTTACACCAGAAGATGTTTTCAATCTCTTAAGACAAGATAAAGATATTGTATGTGGTGCTTATCCTATGAAAGGAATTCCATTGAGATATAATTATAATATTACAAAACCAGAAGTTGTTGAAGGTGAACTGGTAAAGATTGAAAATATTGGATTTGGATTTTCTCTAATTAAAAGAAAAGTATTTGAAGATATTGTAAAAAGATATGGAGAAGAGTTGAAGTATTATCCACCAACAGATAATAGTTCAACTCCACCAACAGAAAAAGAATATCATAATTCTTATCATTACTTTTTGGAACTCAAGAAAGAAATGAGATATTTACCAGAAGACTTTTCATTCTTTGAAAGAGCAAGAAGTGTTGGGTATGATGCTTGGTTAAATACTAATATTAGATTAGCACACGTTGGTTCTCACGTTTATCAAGAAGGATAATTAAATGGCAACTGGGGTCTTCAGTCTTCGTAAGGTTTATATTAAACAATACCAAAATGTAACTAATAATAATTTTGCGAGTTGGCCTGAATATTCATCAGATTATGGGTATTATGGTGGAGGTTACTCTGTCAATTTTGATAGTACTATTGCAGCGCATGATTATTCTACTTCAACAGTCTATAGCGTTAGTTCTAGTCTTTCAAATACTAGAGATATGGGAACAACATCAAATTCTAATTATGGTTACTTTGTAGGAGGTACAGCAACTTCTTCATCTTTTATAACATATGCAGTACAAAGATTTGATTTTTCATCCAGAACAGTCAGTCTTCCTGGTAAAAATTTACCACCAACTTCACAAGCAACATCAATGGGTTCAACAGAAAATGATTCCTATGGATATTTTGTTGGAGGGCAAACTTATGTTTTTCCTGGGTTATTTCCTACATTTAGTACTGTTTTAAGATTTGATTTTTCTAGTGAAAATATAAGTCTTCCTGGAAAAAATTTACCTGGAGGAATTACACGGACAAAAACATCCTGCAAAAATCAAAACTACGGTTATTTTGCTGGTTCTGCTAATTCCACTTCCGCCATATTTAGACTTGATTTTTCAAGTGAAACAATAAATAACCCCGGAAAAAATTTATCAACAGCAACAACTAAATTAGGAGCAGTTTCAAACAATTCTTATGGTTACTTTGGTGGTGGATACACCCCCACACTACCTAATCTAAGTACAATCACAAGACTTGATTTTTCAAGTGAAACTATAAGTGATCCTGGAAAAAATCTACCTGAAGGTTTAGCATTTGATGCTGATGGCAATTCTTCAATAAGTTATGGTTTTCTTTATTCACGAACTCTATTATGTCGATTAGATTATTCTACAGAAAATATAACACCAGTAATTTCAAACATAACACTATCTCCAGGATCACAAAGCAGAGACATAGGAACATTTGATGGTCCAAGGAAGATATTTAGGGGTTCTAAGACTTATGGATATTTTGGTGGTGGTCTCACACCTTTTGTAATAAATACGATCATAAGACTTGATTTTTCTAATGAAACTGTAAGTTTTCCTGGAAAAAATTTACCAACATTAAGAGGGTATTTAGCAACAACATCAAGTAATTATTATGGTTACTTTGGTGGTGGATTTGCACCTCCTTTTATTAATACAATTTCAAGACTTGATTTTTCGACAGAAAATGTAAGTAATCCTGGAAGAAATTTGCCAACATCAAGAGCATATTTGGCAGCAACCTCAAGTAGTTCTTATGGTTACTTTGGTGGTGGTTCTACACCTACTATAATTAACACAATTACAAGACTTGATTTTTCGAATGAAACTATAATTGATCCAGGAAAAAATTTACCAGGATCAAGAGAAAGATTGGCAGCAACCTCAAGTAGTTCTTATGGTTATTTTGGTGGTGGAAGCACTGGTACTGCAATTAATACTATTAGTAGACTTGATTTTTCGAATGAAACCACAAGTGATCCAGGAAAGAATTTATCAGTTGCAAAATTTAGTTTAGCAGCAACCTCAAGTAGTTCTTATGGTTATTTTGGTGGTGGATATGCTCCTCCACTTGTATTTTATAACACTATAACGAGAATTGATTTTTTTAATGAAACTGTTAGTGATCCAGGAAAGAATTTGCCAACAGTAAGATCAAATTTAGCAGCAACCTCTAGTGCTTTTTATGGTTACTTTGGTGGTGGTTTTATACCTCCTTATATTTGTACAATCACAAGACTTGATTTTTCGAATGAAACCACAAGTGATCCAGGAAAAAATTTACCAACGGTAAGAGCAGATTCAGCAACAGTTTCAAACTCAAACTAATTTATGAAAACTTTTTATTTTATGTCTGGACTTCCACGTTCAGGTTCAACTTTATTAACAGCACTACTCAATCAAAATCCAGAGATACACGCATCTACAAACTCACCACTTCTGGATACGATACATTATACGGAAGAGTATCTTTTATATAAATCCGAACAATATAAAGCACATCCAAAACCAGAGTGTGCTCATAAGGTCTTGTCTTCTATTGCTCCCAACTATTATTTTAATACATCACAGAATATTATTGTAGATAAATCAAGAGGTTGGGTGAATCAAATACAACATATTCAAGATTATATTACATCAGAACCAAAGATTATTTGTCCTGTAAGAAGTATTCCTGATATTATATCTTCATTTTTAAATCTCATTTATCATTCCAAAACAACTTCATTCATTGATGAAGGACTTATAGCAAACAAGTTGGAAATTAGTAATGATAATCGTGCTGACTATTTAATGTCCCCCCAAGGTATTATCGGACAATCTCATCACGCACTTGCTGAAGCATTTCGTAAAGGTAATGATAAGTATTTGTTATTGGTTGAGTATGATGATTTAGTTCAAAATCCACAACAAGAACTGAACCGAATTTATGACTTCTTACAACTTCCAAGATTTACTCATACTTTTGAGAATGTAAAACCAAAGTTTGATGAGAATGACGATGTTTATAAGTTAGAGAATATGCATACTGTAAGAAGCAAAGTAGAAAAAATACATCGTGACAATTCAAAGTTTTTAAGTGACTATGTAATCAATAAATATAAGCATATGGAGTTCTGGAAAAAGGGGACTCAAAGATATTCTATTTTTGGTTTATAATGCCAGTATTTTCTCTAAAAGAAGCAAAAGAACTTCAAGTAAAAAATGTTTCTGAAAATACTTTTAAGTATTGGGGAGAAAGTGCGATTTATGGGTATTTTGGTGGTGGTGGGCCATTTCCTTATATGAATACAATCACAAGACTTGACTTTTCCAGTGAAACTATAAGTCTTCCTGGAAAAAATTTACCTTCGTCAAGAGGTAATTTAGCAGCAGTCTCAAGTAGTTCTTATGGATACTTTGGTGGTGGATATAATTTTCCAGGAATAGTTATATCTACAATCACAAGACTTGATTTATCTAATGAGACTATAAGTGATCCAGGAAAAAATTTACCAGTAGCAAATATTAATATAGCAGCAACCTCAAGTAGTTCTTATGGTTATTTTGGAGGAGGTGGATCGGGAATAACTGCATATCTTTGTACAATCACAAGACTTGACTTTTCCAGTGAAACTATAAGTCTTCCTGGAAAAAATTTACCAGCAATAAGAAATAATCTAGCAGCAACCTCAAGTAGTTCTTATGGTTATTTCGGTGGTGGATTTGATCTTAGTATTAGATTGTGTGTAATATCAAGACTTGATTTTTCAAGTGAAACTATAAGTGATCCTGGAAGAAATTTACCAACATCCAGACAAACTCTGGCAGAAACCTCAAGCAATTCTTATGGATACTTTGGTGGTGGATTTGCACCTCCTATAATTTGCACAATCACAAGACTTGATTTCTCTAATGAAACCGTAAGTGATCCAGGAAAAAATTTACCAGGATCAAGAGAAAGATCAGTAGCAACCAAAAGTAGTTCTTATGGTTACTTTGGTGGTGGTTATACTCCTGGTGCAATTTCTACAATTACAAGACTTGATTTTTCAACCGAAAATGTAAGTAATCCTGGAAATAATTTTTCAACAGGAAGGGCATCTTTGGCAGCACTTTCTGGAGGTCAATCAATCTATCGTGGTTCAAAGACTTATGGGTATTTTGGTGGTGGAGGATCACCATACATCAATACAATCACAAGACTAGAGTTTTCTAATGAAACTGTAAGTGATCCTGGTAAAAATTTACCAGGGCAAGTGTCTTTATCTGCAGCAGTGGCAAGCAATTATTATGGGTACTTTGGTGGTGGATATATACCCTATATCTGTACAATTACAAGACTTGATTTTTCTAATGAAACCATTAGCAATCCTGGTAAAAATTTACCAACAGCACGAGGTTATTTAACATCAGTTTCAAGTAGTTCTTATGGTTATTTTGGTGGTGGTGAAACTTCTGGTGGTAATATCTCTACAATCACAAGACTAGAGTTTTCTAATGAAACTGTAAGTGATCCTGGTAAAAATTTACCATCAATAAGACGTAGTTTAACAGCAACCTCAAGTAGTTCTTATGGTTACTTTGGTGGTGGATTCCCAAATATCAACACAATTACAAGATTAGAGTTTTCTAATGAAACTGTAAGTGATCCTGGTAAAAATTTACCATCAGCAATAAATTCTTTAGCAGCAGCATCAAGTAATTCTTATGGTTACTTTGGTGGTGGGTTTAATATTAATACAATCACAAGACTTGATTTTTCAAATGAAACGATAAGTCTTCCTACAAAAAATTTACCAACACAAAGATTTTCTTTAACTGCAACTTCAAGTGCTTTTTATGGTTATTTTGGTGGGGGATATTCTGGTTCTTTCTCTCTTGTTAATACAATATCAAGACTTGATTTTTCTAATGAAACGGTGGGTAATGCGGCAAATAATTTACCAACAGCAAGAAGCAATTCAGCAACACTTTCGAACTCAAACTAAATAAAATCACCTACATCATTTTGATATGAAATCTGGAGCAACTGAAAGTTCTTTTTATTATCTCAATCAATATTATTCATTTCCAAATAATGTTGAAGTTTCAAGAAGCATAGAAGTCTTAGCACAATCAAATAAGCAATATAAAATACTCTGGGCACACGATAATTGTGACCAACCACAACTTTTAAGACTTCCAGAACTTGTATCGCAGATTGACTTGATTGTCTGTGTATCAAACTGGGAAGCAGAGCAATACATTAAATACAACAGAGCACCCGCAGAAAAGATTGTAGTTATTCCAAATGGTGTTGCGGATATTTTTCATCTCAAAACACCAAAATCAAAGACGGCAATTTTCTTTTCTGGACCACATAAGGGCATCACACCACTTCCAAAAATCTGGAAACAAGTCATTAAAAATCATCCAGATGCAAAATTAAAAGTATTTTCTTCTCATAATCTTTATGGGGAACAATACGAACAGCATTTTAAAATACCAGAACACTTAGAAGCAATTGAAGAACTTAAGTCTCTTCCTGGAGTAGAATATTCTCCTTGCATTGACCGAGAACAACTTCTTCCACACATACAAGATGCTGCATTCTTCGTGCATCCTAATGTCTGGGAAGAGACCTTCTGCGTGTCTATGGCAGAAGCAATGGTTTGTGGTTGCTACCCCATCACGAGTGATATAGGGGCACTGAGAGAGGTCTCATTCAATCGTGGTAAGTATATTCCAATGACTGGAAAAAATACCCAAGTTGGTTGGGAACCATCTCCAAAGTTTATTAATGAGTTCGCACAAGAACTTTCAAGATGCTTTGAGTTTTTTGATAAGGAACCTCAAACATTTTATGCTGCGACAAAAGAACTTTCACAAATCACCAAAGAAACTTATGATTGGAAAAAGATTGCAGTTGGTTGGGAAAAACTTATTCAAGGTCTTCAAGGTTCAACTCAGCAAAGACCAAGATATTATTGTATGACGACAATGCAGTCTTCTGAAAAATACACTCATTATGCTTTAGATACATTCTTTAGAAATAGTATTTTCGGAAAACAAGATAAGTTTTTCTTAATTGATAATGACAAAACATTTTCAAAAGACTATGATAATGTTACAGTGGTTTCAAATTCTTCATCAAAATCATTTGCCGAGAATATGAACTTTATTCTTAAGCAAGCAATTATGGATGGTGCCGATTTTATCGGATTGAATAATGATATTATCTTTACAAAAAACTGGAATCAAAATTTAGGAGATTTAAATTCAGTTTCTATTCCTTTATGCAATCAACACTTGCAGGGTGATTGGATAAAGGGGGAAATGGAACTTGAAGAATTTATTGGTAAAGAAGAATCATTAAATCAAATTGCTTCTCAAATTACATCTCAACTACAGAACGTGGCACCAAACTTAATCAAAGCATTCTATTGTTTTTATGTTCCTTATGAAGTCAGTTCAAAGGTTGGTTTATTGGATGAAGAGTTTGGAAAGGGTGGTGGTGAAGATATTGATTATGGACTAAGAGCAGAACAACTTGGATTTGAAACAAAGTTTAATCATCAGTCTTATCTTCTTCATTTTTCTCATAGAACTTTAGAGCACGAAACTAAAGAAGAGAAAGATAAAAGAACAGAGCAGTTATACTTACACTTCTGTAAAAAGTGGGGAAAGGAAATTGCCGATAAAAGATTGTCTCTTGCAGTAACGCAAAGGTTTTCTTGATAAATACAAACAACACTATTAGTTAAATTGGATAAGTATGTCTAACAATTATGAAGCAATTGCACTTGCAACATCTAAAGAAGTTTTAGGTGATGATAATGAGTTTATGCTTAAGGTTCTTCAAGAGGCAACTCGTTGGGAACAAAGTGAAACTGAACTCGCACAAGGTCGTTCAGATTTCCAGATTGAAAAGTTTATCATTCACGATAATTTCACAATTCCATCAGCATTTAAGGCAGCACTTGTCAATCGTAGAAGTGTAGCAGAAGGTCTTCTACAGCAAGTCATTGATGCAAAAAGAGCAGCAAGAGAATTTCATTATAAGTGGGACGGAAAAGATAAGACACAACCAATTTGGTGGAAAACAAGACAAGGTGGTGAAGAATTATCTTGGTATGATATTGATGAGTTTCATTTTCATCGTATGCTTGAGGGTTTGAATCGTGGGTTCAAAGCTTGTGTAGAAGAACTGGAGTGCTTTGATAAACTCATTAATCGTTTGGTTGAACTGAATGGTGGTAAGTTAATTACCAGAGAACAATATAATGAAGACCAACCAAACTACTGGGAACGCAGACTTGCGAATCAATCACTTGATGATTTACTTGCCGCAAGAACTGGAGTAAATGCTGGTAATATTCGTTCAATGAGACGTGCAAGTGCTCCTACGGTTCTTACAGATGATGTCAATCGTACCAAAGGAACTTTTGGTGATCCAAATAATCCTATGGATTTCCTGAATAGTCTTCAGCAGGCAGTTGCTTCTGGTATTGAGGAGATTACTGGTATGGATCAACAACTTCTTCGTGGTGTTGAAGAACAAGAGCAAAAGCAAATTCCTCAATCGTTATTCAATCCAGACCTTAAGATAGAGTAGAAACCAAATGCCTTTTGTAGGAGATGTTTTTGGATTAAATTCTGTTTATGACAGACAGTCTTTAAACGTAGAGCAAAGAAATTTATCAAATTGGCCCGAATATCCTACTTATGGGTATTTTGTTGGTGGCACTACGGTCAATGCTCCTACTCAGTCAAGTACGATTACGAGATTAGATCTTGCAACCAATACAACAGGTAACCCGGGAAAAAATCTTCCAGTAGCAAGAGTTCAAATAGCAGCAGTCTCAAACAATTTTTATGGTTATTTTGGTGGTGGATATTTAAATACTTTAGTGAGAATTGATTTTTCAAATGAAACATTAAGTCTTCCTGGAAAGAATTTTACTGCTGTCTCAAGAGCATCTCAAGCAGCAGTGTCAAATAGTCTTTATGGATTTTTTGGTGGAGGATATGCTCCCGGTCTAGCATCTATTATATCAAGACTTGAATTCTCCAGTGAGACGGTAAGTAACCCAGGCACTAATTTTTCCCCAAGTAGAGCAAGGTTTGCAGGAGCATCAAGTAATCTTTATGGATATTTTGGTGGTGGATATACTCCAACTCTTGTAAGTACAATCACAAGACTTGATTTTTCCAATGGAACTTTAAATCTTCCCACAAGAAATTTGCCTGCTGGAGTTGGTGACCATTCTGCAGTATCAAATATATCTTATGGATATTTTGGTGGTGGAACTGGTGTTTGTTTAATATCAAGACTTGATTTCTCTAATGAAACTGTAAGTGCTCCTGGAAAAAATTTACCATCGGTAAGAAGGGGACCACTTGCATTTTCAAGTTCTCCGGCAACCAGTTCTTTAAATGGTGCTTATGGTTATTTTGGTGGTGGTGGAACTCCTGGAGGTAGTGGTATTATCAATACTATACAACGACTTGATTTTGCAAATGAGACTATATCTACCTTAACCGCAACGTTGTTAAATCAAAGTAGATCAGGTTCTGCAGTTGCAAATAGTGGGTCATCTTTTAGAACAAGTTCTAAGACTTATGGGTATTTTGTCGGTGGATATTCACCTACTTTTTCTGGAAATACTTGTACTATTGATAGATTGGATTTCTCAAATGAATCTATATCAGCATTGTCAAATACATTAACTATTGCAAAAAATAGACTTGCATCATTTTCCAATAATTATTATGGTTATTTTGGTGGACAATATTCTACAAATATTGATCGTTTAGATTTTTCTAATGGAACTACGGCACCCAGTGGAAAAAATTTACCTCAAGCAAGAATTGACCTTGGTGGATCGGAATTAGGAGGTTTATCCAATTCAAATTATGGTTATTTTGGTGGTGGTTATGGTACTTGCAAAATTGACCGTTTAGATTTTTCCAGCGAAACTATATCAGAACCAACAACAACTATGTTAAACGTTTGTTCAAGTTTTGGTGTAGTTTCCAATTCAATATATGGGTATTTTGGTGGTGGATATTCAAATTCTGTTGTAACTTGTTCTTTTAAAAGACTTGATTTTTCTACAGAAATTGTTTCCTTCACACCAACAGCAAATTTTCCATTATCAAAACAAAAAATGGGAGCAACATCAAATAGTAATTATGGATATTTTGGTGGAGGCGTAACTGCAACAAATAATATATCTAATATGAGCCGACTTGATTTTTCAAATGAAACTGTGGGTGATCCAGGTTCAAAATTAGGAAGTAATCGATATTGGTTAGCAGCAGTTTCAAGTATTTCTTATGGTTATTTTGGTGGTGGATATCGTGCTCTTCCTCCACTTGTAATTGGATATTTTTCTACTGTTATGAGACTTGATTTTTCAAGTGATACTACTTCTACTCCAACATTGACAGCAAGGTTGACTGCTGCTAAATCTGAATTAACAGCAGTTTCAAACTCAAACTAAATAAAAACATCTACAGTATTCTACTATGAATGATATTCTTGCGAATGTTTTGATTCAACCTAAAGTTGTTACACCAGAAGGGTTGAAGTTTTTAACGGATTATATGAGAAAATCTCATAAAGAACAAATGTCCGTTTTTGATGCTGAAAATAGTGATAAGACTAGAGAAAGACAATCAAAAATTGACTTATCGGCAAGAAATGTAAAGTGTGCCGATTTACTTCCAGTTTTTCCACAAGTCAAAGAGTTACTTGATAATGTGGTAAAAAATGTAATCAATCCTTTTTATGGATTTGAAGTGAGAGATAGTGAAGAACCACAACTACTTTGCTATGAACCAGGAGGACACTATAAACCTCACAATGATGCCGAAGGTTTATGGACAAATCCAGATGGAACTCAGGTTTGGAAGAAGACAATAGACCGTGATGTATCTACTGTTCTTTTTCTAAATGATGATTTTGAAGGTGGATATTTTTCTTTTCCAGATTTAAGAATTAAAATTAAACCAGAACCAGGTCTTCTTGTTTGCTTTCCATCTTCAAGGTGGTTTACGCATATGGTAGAACCTGTGATTTCTGGAAATCGTTATACTCTTGTAACTTGGATGAGAGTCAAAGGATTTAAAACAAAAGATGAGATGGACAAAGAGATTGCCGATAAATATAACATAGAGGTTTATTAAAGATGTCTCAACTTCTTAAGCACTATTGGATTAATCGTGATACTGGTGGATGGGCAACAGATACACCTTATGGTTTAATGATGCCCAATATTAAGGGGTTGGAGGTTAAGTATAATTTATTTACTGAAGATAATATACAATATTGTTTATCCACTATTCCTGAGTATTTTGAATATGAGGTTACAGTTTCTCAAGAGCAATTAACTGAATATCAAAACAATTCAAATATCACAGTAGTTAGTTTCACAGAAAAACAAGTTGAAGTTCCTAATCGTCCTGGTTTAGAATCAACTGAAGAAACAAGAACAGAAACTGTTTATGATGTTGTCTACCAAGAATCATACATTATTCAAGAAACTGAAGGTGAAGGTCTTAAAATTATCACTCAACAAGAATGGGATACTGAAATTGAAGAATTTGATAATCGTCAGCAAGAAAAAAGATATGACATTTTAAGAGAAATTCGTGATAAAATACTTGAAATTACTGATTGGATGGCAATTAAATCCTTAGAGCAAGAAACCCTTTCAGCAGAATTTAAAACTTGGAGACAAACTTTAAGAGATTTGCCAAACTCAAGTACATTCCCAACAAGTTTTCCAACTCTTCCAACTGAACTTCAAAATCATACAGAAATTCAAGAACTTTATAATAGATTTGATGAGGTTAGATCTATTTTTATGATTCAAGATCCATTGAGTAGGTCATAACATTTTTGATTTTTATCATACGCATACTCAGCACAAGGACCATTTTTTCTTACAAAGTGCAGAAAGAGTTGCATAAATCTATCATTCTTGTGAGTCCTCATAGGACTTCTCCAATGAGGAACGGTCATTCCAAGATAAGCAAGACCACAACCAACAGGAGTTACAACTGATTGTTTGTTGCCTTCTAAATCTTTAAGTTTAATTGGCCAAGCAGCATCACCACAGATATTCATTGTGACTGATATTTCACAGGAAGGACGGTCGGTATGGCAATTCATCCATCCTTTATTGTGATATGTTGTAGAAAACCAGTATGATGGTATAAGTTCTTCACCAACTAATTGTTCTAATGTTGGTTGAATTCTTTTCATAACAAAAGCACAAGCAGGTGGTGCATAACAAGTTAATACATTTCCTCTTTCTGGGTCAAAGTGAGTTTTTAATCCTCCTAAATCTTGTATCGCGCCCATTAAATTTTTATATTTGACTTGCAATGCGTCTTCTTTTGTAATTATATCTGGTATATAATACCAACCCTTTCTTAAAAATTCACTCATTTTATCTATGTTAAATAGTCATATATTTCATATTTATTTTGATAGTTTATGAATAATTTTGTTAAACTCGCACTAGAAAATGGTGGAATAATAAAACCTTTAATATTTGATTCAAAGGATTTTACTGGTCCTTCTTTAAATAATCCTTCTATTTTAATTTTAAATGAAAAAATAATAGTTAATATTAGAAATGTTAATTATACTTTATATCATTCGGAATTGGATAGGTTTGAGCATATCTGGGGTCCCTTAACATATGTTCACCCTGAAGATGATATGCATCTTAGAACTTGGAATTATATTGCACAACTAGATGATGATTTAAATGTAGAATACTATTCAAAAATAGATACTTCCAAATTTCCAGATCAAGAACTTTGGGAATTTGTTGGTCTTGAAGATGGTCGTTTGGTAAATTGGGAAGATAAAATTTACTTATGTGGTGTCAGAAGAGACACAACATCTAATGGTGTTGGGAGAATGGAAATGTGCGAACTTGAATTTGATGATGAATCTGTAAGGGAGGTATCAAGATACCGAATTCCAGGACCACCACCAGACGATGAATATTGTATGAAAAATTGCACTCCAATAGAAGGAAAACCATTTCATTTAATTAAGTGGACGAATCCAACTTGTATTATGAAATTTGACCCAAATGGAGGTGAAACAATAGTCCAAGAAACTACTTCTTATGTTCCTGGATATAATGATATGAGAGGTGGTTCTCAAGTTATTAAATACAAAGATGGATATTTAACGATAATTCACGAAACTGATTTATATGATTCGGTTCAAGGTAGGAAGAACGGAACATATAGGCATAGATTTGTATATTGGAATCATGATTTTACAGAACAAAAATTTTCTAAATTATTTTCTTTCTTAAACATGAAAATAGAATTTTGTTGTGGTTTGACAAAATATAAAAATGATTACCTAATTACATTTGGTGCATCAGATAATGCTGCATATATTTTAAAAATTTCTGAGTCTTTTCTGGAGGATTTTATCAATGAATGAACTAATTGATTTTTGTTTGGATACAGAAAATCCTGAAAAAAATTATAAACTAGCTCAGTGGTATGAGAAGCAAAATCATACCGCATCAGCACACGTTTATTATTTTAGAGCAGCAGAAAGGACAGAGAATAAAAATTTTGCATATACTTCACTTCTTCGTTCTTCCGTTTGCTATAAAAGTCAAGGAAAACGAGATGCAACTGAAAAATTATTAATTCATGCTGCTTTATCTTTTCTGACAGAAAGACCAGAGGCATACTATTTTCTTTCTTTGTTTTATGAAAGAAAAGAAGAATGGGACCAATGTTATTTGTATGCAGACTTTGGATTGAAATGTTATGAAAATGAGGTTGAATCAATAGATTTGCCAGAATATCAAGGAAAGTATGCACTTATTTACCAAAAAGCACTTGCCTCCTGGTGGTGGGGACGAGGAGAAGAAAGTAAAAAACTTTTTCAATCTCTTAAGAATGATTATTGGAATGTGATGAATGATAATTATAAAAATCTTGTTAATGAAAAATTATTTACTTTTTTTAAGCAAGAAAGTGCAAAATACTCCAAGGAAGTAATAAACGTTGATAATGCAATTTTAGAAAAATATACTCTTGAAAATAAAGATTTAAAGGTCAGCAATAATGAAGAAGTCGTGGAACCAAATACAATAAGAAAAAAAATAGGTTTTGATGTTGGAGCATGTGTTGGTGAAACAATCTCTAAATTTGATGGGTTTGATAAAATCTATGCATTTGAACCAGCTCCTCATGTATTTAATATTCTTGTTGAAAAACATAAAAATGATCCAAGAATTGAATTTTATGAGATGGCAATATCTGATGAAGATGGGGTAAAATCTCTAAAGTATCATTACAATTATGGTTATTCTTCATTTTTAGAAATTGATAAAGAAGGAGAATTTGCAAAAAAATGTCAAGAGTTTGATCCAGGTTTTGATAATATCGTATCAATAATTGATGTCCAAACGAAAAGGATTGATACTTTTATGCAAGAAAATTGCATTGAACATATAGATTTTCTCAAAATAGATACACAAGGAAATGATTTAAATGTAATTAAATCTCTTGGTAAAATGATTGATAAAGTTGATACTATAGAGTTGGAAGTTCAGATTAAACCTTTGTATAAAAATTCAAGTTCTAAAGAAGAAATTGTAGATTTTATGCAAAAGAATAATTTTAATCTCATATCAGAAGAATCAAATAATTTTTTACTAAAAGATTATGAAGAACGACTAACTTTTAAACAAAAAAAAGATAAATCTTGTTTTTCTATTAATGAATATAAAAAATCAACTTCTTGGATTGTAGATAATTTTTATGATAACCCTGATGAGATTCGTAAATTTGCTTTGGAACAAGAATTTGGAGATGAAAGTGTAATTACTGGATTTGTTGGAAGAAGAACATTTAATCAATTCTTATTCCCTAAATTAAAAGAAGCATTTGAATCTGTGATGGGTAAAAAGATTACAAAATGGGAAGAACACGGAATGAATGGAAGGTTTCAAATTTGCTGGTCTGGAGAAAGATTGGTCTATCACTGTGATAGTCAAAGATGGGGAGGTATGATTTATCTCACACCCAATGCTCCATTTCAATGTGGAACTACATTATATGCTGATAAGAAAAATAGAGCAAGAACTTATTATGACCAAGGATGGGATGAATATTGGGCTAATACCCCAGGAGATTGTCATTTAGACAGAACACCATTTGAACCTGTAGATGTATTTGGAAATGTATATAATCGTCTTGTAATTTTTGATGCAAGTTGTATTCATTCTGCTTCAGAATACTTTGGAACTAATAAGGAAAATGCAAGACTATGGCAAATGTTCTTCTTTGATACGGAGGATTGATAATGAACGAAAAATTAATAAATTTTCCCCCAGTTTATTATATTTCTTTAAGTGATTCTACCGACAGACAACAATCATTTGAAAATCAATTTATTTTAAATGGAATTGAAAATGTAAAAATGATTGAAGCATATGATGGTAGGAAAGAAGATTATAGGAATAAACCCGATATTGTTGATGGTCTTCATTTTGAGTCTATGGATTCTGGTGCAATTGCTGCTACAATTTCCCATTTAAAAGCAATATCAGAGTGGTATTATAATTCAGATTCTGATTATGCAATCTTTTTTGAAGATGATATGGCAATAGAATCTATAAATTATTGGAATTTCAATTGGCAAGAATTTGCTAAAGAATTACCAAAAGATTGGAATGTAATTCAATTATCATTAATTAAATCAGAGATTCAAGAAAGTGATATGAAATTGAATCATAGAAATTGGGATATAAATTGGTCTGCAGGAAGTTATTTAATTAAAAAAACTTATGCTAAAAAATTAATAGATTTATATTTTAATAATGAAAAATATTTTTTAAAAGTTGAATATAATGAGGAAACAATTCCTTATATAGAAACTATTTTGTTTTCTCCTGCAGTTAAAAATGCATATACAATTCCCTTATTTTATGAAAATATAAATTTTGCTTCAACTTTTTACCCACATTTTATTCAATCAACTCATAAAGGAACTCAAATTGACTCTTCAAATTATGTTCGTTATTGGTGGAAAATAAAAGGGAAAGAATTAACTTTAAATGATTTAAAGTTATAATTTATCTTCAAACCTAACAGAGTGATTTTAGTTAGATTTTTATGTCTTGTCAACACTTGACACTCAAAAGTTGTTGATGTATGATGAAAAGGTCTTCGCAACTTCGTAGCTTTGAGTTGCAAGACCCGTCCTGTGGTGGGGACGGATTTCAAGGTGGAACAACGGGGGTCTCTGACCCCTTTTTTTTATAAATAATAGTGTATAGTGTGTGTCCCTGATGAAAAATACTTATTATACTTATGCTTGGTTAAGAGAAGATAAGACCCCTTACTATGTTGGTAAAGGTATTGGTAATAGAGCATATCGTTCTCATAAAAGAGGCAATAAATATATGCCTTCTCCACCAAAAGATAGAATAATATTTTTAAAGAAAAATCTAACGGAGTTTGATGCATATAAGCACGAAAATTATATTATCACTATTTTGGGTTTAAAAAGTGAAGGTGGTTTATTGATTAATATGTCTTATGGTGGAGAAGGAAGTTCTGGAAGAAAACCTAGTGAATATTGTATTGAAAGAACTAAACAAGCAAATATAGGGAAAACTCTTACCGAAGAACATAAGAAAAAGGTTTCGCAACAAGTATCTCAAAGGAGATGGTGGAATAATGGAGAAATAGACAAGCATACTATTGAATGTCCTGGTGATGGATGGGTTCTTGGTAGATTATTTAATTCTAAAAGTGAGAAATACAAAACAAAAGATTTTGCTGAAAAGTCAAGAAGAACCAATTTGGGGAAAATTGTTAGTGATGAAACAAAAATGAAACAAAGTCAAAAAAGAAAAGGAAGAAAGTGGTGGAATAATGGAGATAAAACAAAGTTATGTTATGAATGTCCTGGTGATGGTTGGGTTCAAGGAAGACCTGGACCACTTTTCCAAGTGTCCATTCGGGAATCCCAAGAGCAGTAGTCTCTGGTATGATTACGGAGTAGTCAAAAGCAAACCAGATGTCGGTAAATCTAGAAGTTAAAGGAATGCTGGCTAAATGCCTTGCGATGGAAAATATTATCATTGAGCATAAAAAAGTTCCAACTGCTATGTTTGATGTTGAACGTAGGGTATTGACTTTACCGACTTGGGACAAAGCAAGTGATACGGTATATACACTTTTGGTTGCCCACGAAGTGGGCCATAGTTTGCATACCGATAATATTGACTGGACAAAAGATTACCCAGAAGTGCCCAAAGACTTCGTAAATGTTCTGGAAGATGTTCGTGTAGAACGTCTGATGAAGAAGAAGTATCCTGGTCTGTCTAGGACTTTCTATAATGGTTATAATGAACTCAACAACGATGATTTCTTCTCCACCAAAGATGAGAAACTGGATGATTTGAGTTTTATTGACCGAATTAATCTCTACTTCAAGATTGGTGCATTTCACAACATTGCCTTCAATGATGAAGAAAATGAGTTTCTGACTCGTGCTTCATTGACGGAAACCTTTGATGAAGTTCTGCAACTTTCCCGTGATATTGTTGAGTTTGTAAAATACAAAAGGCAAAAAATCAGCAATATGCCCACTCCTGGTGGTAGTGAAGAAATGTCTGGTCCTGGTGGGGAAGAAGTAGAAACTCCTCAACAAACGTCTTCATCTGAAGATGGTGATAATTCTAACGGAAAGAACAAAACTGAATTGGATCAAGACTCACAGGGACAGTCTCAATCTGAAGGTGAATCTTTCGGTGAAGAAATGTCCAAGTCTATTGAAGCACCAGAGGGTGGTGGATTCGGGCAAGACCCAAGTGATAAGCACGGAAAAACTCTTGAAGATGAACTGTCATCTAAAACTTCTCGTTCTTTTGATGAAAAGTCTAAAGATTTGGTGGATAAGTATGCTCAAGAAACTCATTATGTGGAACTTCCTAAGATGAATCTTGAGACAATGATTATTCCCAATAATTATATTCATTATAAAGCAAAAGAGCATTACGCAAGTGTTGGTTCTTGGGTTCGTGATGCTTATGACCTTGCTTGTAAGGAATATAATACCTACAAGAAATCAGCAGAGAAAGAAGTTTCTTATCTGGTAAAGGAGTTTGAGTGCAAGAAGTCTGCTGACCAGTATGCTCGTTCTAGTGTTGCTAGAACTGGTGTTCTTGATACACAGAAACTTCATACTTACAAGTTTAACGAAGACCTGTTTAAGAAAGTTTCTGTAGTCCCTGATGGCAAGAATCACGGTCTTATCTTCATTCTTGACTGGTCTGGTTCAATGGGTGAATTCATTCTGGATGCATACAAGCAACTTCTAAATCTCATTTGGTTCTGCCGTAAGGTGAATATTCCTTTTGAGGTTTATGCTTTTACTCTTGATTGTCATTCTTATGCAGAACTTCAACCAAATCATCCTCCTGTCTATGAAAGGGTTGCAAATGTTCTATCACCTGAGAATTCTTTCCGTTTGATGAACTTCTTCACCAGCAAAACAAATACTCGTGTTCTTGAAGAACAACTGAAAAATATTTGGGTTGCTTGTTACTTCTTTCAAAAGAAAATGGGTTCTGTTCCTCGTCATCTTGACCTTTCTGGTTCTCCTATTGGTGAATCTCTGATGGCACTACACTCTTTGATTCCTGATTTCCAGGCAAAGAATAAACTACAAAAGGTCAATGTCATCTTTCTGACTGACGGGGAAGGGTATCAGAATTCAGTGACAACTGAAAGAAAACTTGGAGATGGTACAACCAGAATTGGTCATACCAAACACTCTCGGACTTCAATTCGTGATCGTAAGACTGGTAGAATCTATCAACCTTTGAATTACGATAACTTCCCTTTGTATGCTAAAGTTCTTCTTCAAACAGTCAAAGATAAGTTCCCTATGGTGAATGTGATTAACTTCCGTATCACCCCTAGTCGTGATTTTTCAAACTGTTATCGTTGGTATGGTGGGGGTCAGTCTTCGGAATACGAAAAAATCAAAACTGATTATCGTAAGGAAGGTTGTGTTCAATTTCAAAACACTGGGTTTGACCAATTCAATGTGGTTCTTGCATCTTCTCTTGCTCAAGATGAAGAGTTCTCTGTTCCTGAGAATGCAACAAAGTCCCAGATTAAATCATCATTTGTGAGGATGTTGGGTAAGAAGAAAACTAACAAGAAACTGCTCAGCAATTTTATTACTCTAGTTGCCTGACCACCTGGGGGAGTATTTAATACTCCCCTCTTATAAATAACTAAAAAGTATTTGTAAAATGGACGCTAAAGACATTCGCAATCTTCATGAAGCATATTTGGAAGTTTATCAAGAACAGCAACTTGATGAAGGACTCAAAAAGGCATTTATAAAAGCATATGGTAGAGCATATGCTACTGCGGGTGATGATTATGCGGATGAAGATGATTTTGAACGAGAAGCAAAAATTAGATCACATATTGAAAGAAGATATGGACCTGAAACTGCAAAACACGCAGATGAACATGGATATGTTCAAAGCACAGGAAGAAGATATGGAAGACCTGAACCAAGAATTCAACCAAATAGAAAGTTTAAGACTACAAAAGCAGGAAAAATGCCTAAAAATGCTCAAAAAGCATTTAAGAATGAGTTGATTCTTAATAAATCCGAAAGAGATAGTCCAACGATTGGTGGAGTACGTAAACCCAAACATTGGGGTAAAGTTGGTGGGGAAAAAGGACTTCCTGAACAAGTAGACCTCTACGACATCATCCTCTCACACCTTCTTGATGAAGGGTATGCTGAAACTCAAGAAGCAGCAGAAGCAATCATGGTGAATATGAGTGAAGATTGGAGAGATAGTATTTGTGAAGCAATGGTTGATTCTGGACTAAAAGGTCAAGAAAAGAAAAAAATTAGAAATGAAAGAAACTTTGAAACAAATACATTATCTAAATCCAAATCCACCAAAGAAAGACATAAAAAGCATAGAGAAATACGAGGTATGAAAAAAATAAAAGGTGATAAAACTGGAGAAAAAGAATCTTCAATTTTAGCACAAAGTTCTAGGGTTCATAAGTCATATAATAATGGATATAATAGAGATGGTAGTTATATGGGTTGAGACCACTCCCCAAACTGTCCCAAGGTGTCCCAGAGGCACCTTTTTTTGTGCTATGATTACGAAGTAATCAAACAAACCGATGCCTACAAAATCTAACATTATGACTGACCAAGCAATCTCTATTCTGAAAGAAAAGTTTGGCACCGAGTTTGGTGTCGATGCTGTAAAAGAAGTGGCAGCAGAACTGGGCACTTCGTATGCGACTCTTTCTAAGTATCTGAATCAATACAAGACTGGTCGTGGTAAATGGAATCTGGAGGCAACTGTGCAAGAACTTGAAGAAACTTACAACTCTCCTGCTGCAGAAGGTTCCGATACGGTTCCTGGTGTGGCAACTATGAATTCTGTTGTTCAAAATCTTATTCCTAAAAAAGATGATACCTTCGTCAGCTTTGGTAATTTCTCTGATATTAAGAAAGTTATTCAGTCTGGTCTATTCTATCCTGCTTTCATCACTGGGCTTTCTGGTAATGGTAAAACTTTTGGTGTTGAGCAATCTTGTGCCCAACTGAAACGAGAACTTATTCGTGTTAATATCACGATTGAGACTGATGAGGATGACCTGATTGGTGGTTTCCGACTCGTCAATGGGGAAACCGTGTGGCACAATGGTCCTGTTGTGGAAGCAATGGAACGTGGTGCAATTCTTCTGCTTGATGAGATTGACCTGGCATCTAATAAGATTATGTGTCTGCAATCTGTCCTGGAAGGCAAAGGTGTCTTTCTGAAGAAAATTGGTAAGCACGTTGTTCCTAAAGCAGGATTCAATGTGATTGCAACTGCAAATACCAAAGGTAAGGGTTCTGATGATGGACGTTTCATTGGCACCAATGTTCTCAATGAGGCATTTCTAGAACGATTCCCAATTACCTTTGAGCAGGATTATCCTACTCTTGCAACGGAAACCAAAATTTTGACAAAGGTGGCAGAATCACTTAACATTCCTATGATTGGTGAGCATACTGATTTCATCAAGCATCTCTGTACTTGGTCTGAGATTATTCGTAAGACCTTTACTGATGGTGGTATTGATGAAGTAATTTCTACTCGTCGTCTGGTTCATATTATCAAAGCATATTCTATCTTTGGTAAGAAAGACAAAGCACTAAAAGTTTGTCTGAATCGTTTTGATGATGAGACTAAAAGTACCTTTGTTGAACTTTACGACAAGATTGATGCTGAATTTCAGCAAAATAAAACAGAAGAGGGGTGAAACTCCCCTTTTCTTTGATATATAAGAACAAGTCCTCTACCCCTATTGATTTTCTATGACTTCAATTTTTTTGGAAAAAGATTCGGACACAATTTACGAAGAATTTCAAGATACAACTGAAGACACTCAAGAGGAAGAATATAGAGAGGATAGGTTGGATCAAATGATTTCTAAGTACGGTTGATATGAGGTCTTATGATTCAAAATATGGAACAAATTATCAAAAAAGAACATATTGAAGAGCTTGAAAATTTTGCTAATTATTTGGGAGTTGATTTTGAAGATTACATAGAGTATCTTCATCCAGATGTAGATTTTGATGACTATTCTAGATAAAATGGAAGAATCACAAATTGATGGGTACATTAGTTCAGATAGAATGTGGGCAGCAGTGCCCTGGCACAAAAATAAGTATATCTCCATTTATAATGGACAACAAATATGTGTTCATCATTCCCTTGAAACCGCAAAGAAATTCATTCAAAAGGAAACTCGTAGAAAAAAATGATTAGTGCAATTGAAACCTTTCAACAAAACGAAAATCACATCTATGTTCGTGGTATTGTGGAAGATATGGTGGAAGTATATCCTCCGACTCTTTATGACCCACCAGAATATGGTCCAGCACTTTGTGAAGCAAGTTTTGAATTGGATGAAGATGAAGTTCTTCCTGAAGGTGAAGATGCTTTGCTTGATTATCTAAATGAACTTTACCTTGATTGGAGGATTATAGATACTAGTGATTATAATCTTGGTTTTACTGAATGACTTCCTACTATTTTTGGTTTGGAATTTTTATGTTTGTTGGATACTTGATAGCAACAGATGATAGTGTTGCTTATGCTGTTGTATTAGTATCTAAAATTGTAAAGTTCCAATACGAAAAAACAAAGTGGTGGATACTCCATAATCCTGCAAATCCAATTGTGAAGTACCTAATATGGCGTCGTGCATTAAGACTTGCGAAGGAACTTGAAAAAGAATTCAAGAAGTGATATAATTAGTATTGTGTTTATTCGCACACATTATGGCTAGAACTCATCGCAATCTTGAAGGAATGCATAGGGGAGCACTTCGTTTTCCACATACCTTCAACGAAATTAAACAGTTGGATGGAATCTTACACGAAGAAGACTTGGAGGGTCTTCCAGTTTCTGGATTGAATCATATGAAAGCACGAGAGCACCAGTTGCCGACTGCTTGGGATGATAGAGTTGTAAGTGGGTATTATCAAGAAGATTATGAAACAGACACCTAATTAAGTGTCCTTCACCCTTTCCCAAGAACGGGGAAGGGTGTTATAATATGGAGAGAACACAGGAGCATCTATGACCGAGGAACATCCCACCCACGAAGAAATGTTGGAAATCGCAGCACAACGAGAAGCAGAAAACAAAGAGCAAAAAGAAGAACAACAAAACACAGAAAACCTTGTTATTCATACACTCTAATGGCATCCAAAAAAGAAGAAACAAAACCAGATTTTCCTCATATACAGTTTCCTATTCTTGTTATACATAAAGATGGAAAAGAATTGAAAGACACTAAAAAGTGTTATTTTCAAAATATGAATCACGCAGAGAAATACATCTCTAAGTGCAATTTCAAACAAAAAGATTATCAACTATTCATTAAACCTGGAACAAATGTGGAGACTGTGGTGCAAGGCACTGGGAGAAAAAGTAGGAAAAAACAATAAAGAGGCAGATAAGATTGCACTAATTAGAACAATTCTGTTCGCAACCTATTTGATTACTAATTTATTCATATGTGCTGGTGTAATTCGTCATTGGAATGACAGCACAGAAATTTATATTCAAGTTGATGAAGTTAAAAGTGGAACAACTTTATGATGATTGCTTTTATGTAAAGCAAATGAAATGGGGAACTTGGGACAGTTACGATAAAGATGGCAGACCAATTATTACTTCATTGACTGAAGATAATTGTGTTAGGGCAACAAGACAATACTTGAAGTGGAAACAAGAAGGTATCCTAAATGATGTAGGAGTTTCCTACGAGGGCACAGTAGGTGGAAAACTTTAAACATGGAGATAAAGTAATTTACATTGGTTGTACTCAAGAACAAATTAATTGGGGGACCAATGATGATCCAAGAAAAATCTTATTTGAAAATACTGTGTATTACGTAGAAAAAGTCAACGTTCGTTCTCAACATACAAAATTGACTTTAAGGGGGGTTTGTGGTAATTTTAATAGTGTCTGCTTTAGGAAAATATGACTAAAAGAACTTATACGCAAAAAGATGGAACAATTTGGGAATGGAACGAAACTGCAGAACTTTCTAAGTTCATTAAACAACTACACACAAAAGAGCCAATTCCCCCAATTAGACCCAACAACACCGTGGTTTGAATTTAATAGTTACATTGAATGTTGTAACAGTTTGGGAAGACCAGTAAGAGTTGGTGGGTTTATGAGGTATCAAGCATATCTTAAAGAAATAGGAGTAATATGAGTGATTCTTATTGGTTTAATAAAAAATGGGGTCTTAAACAGAATACTCCTATGGATGATGTTTATGAACGTTTAACTCAACTTGAAAATGAAGTCAACAAACTAAAAGAAGAAAATATAGAATTGACAAATTCGTTGTATGAGGTTGAACACAGATTACAAGCAAAGATTGACAATATTCATCCAGTAACCTACAATTTAAGTAATTATACTCTAGACAAATGACTTTTAATGTAACTCTCCGTTCCGCTGACGGAACCGAACAAACTATTCAATGCCCCGAAGACCAATACATTCTTGATGCTGCCGAATACGCAGGCATCGACCTTCCTTCGTCCTGCCGTGCTGGTGCTTGCTCTGCTTGCGTTGGTAAAGTTGTGGAAGGTGAAGTGGATAATTCCGAACAATCCTTCCTTGATGATGACCAAATGAATGAGGGGTTCTCTATGCTTTGTGTTGCATATCCTCTGAGCGATTGTGTGATTGAAACAGAGCAAGAGGAGAATCTCTGATGTACAATGACCTCACAGAATATGAACGGGCACTCGCACGATTTGGTGATAAAGTTGGACTCATTGCAGGACTTGAAATTGCAGATAAAATCTCACCAGAGGATGCTTATCAACAAATTCGTATCCTCTTTAAAGAACTTAAGAAACTTCGTAAAGTTGAAAAGAAATCTTGGGAATCTGATATTCATATTGATATGTGATGGAAGATACTCTAAAAATCACTCAAAATGAAGATGGGTCTTATACAGTAGATTGGTCTCCAGATGATCCCAAATGGAAGTTTATGAATAATCTTACTAGTAAAGAGGTGCAGATTATTATTGAGCAAGCGATTCAAGATTATCTTGCCAATAAATAATATTGCTTTTGTTTGTGGTTATTCAGAAGCAAAGAGTGGGAGCAGAAATGCTCCTTTTCTTGTATAAATACTATTACCACAAACAAAAAGCAGATGGAATACTACACTTACGCTTATTTGCGTGAAGATGGCACACCTTATTATATTGGTAAGGGGAAGGGTAATAGAATGTATAAAAAAGGAAAGGGTGAAGTTTATCCACCAAAAAATAAAGGTAAAATAATTAAATTAAAACAAAATCTAACTGAAAAAGAGGCATTTAAGCACGAAAAGTATATGATTTCCGTGTTTGGTAGAAAGGATTTAGGGACTGGTATTTTAAGAAACAAAACTGGTGGTGGAGATGGACCTTCTGGTTATATTATGAGTGAGGAGCAAAAAATGCTTTTAAGTAGGATACACTCTGGTAAAAATCTTACAGAAGAACATAGAAAAAAAATAAGTGAAGCAAATAAAAGACGAGATGCTGGAAAATATAAAAGAACTCCAGAAACTTTGTTAAAGATGAAAAATTCCAGAAAACTTATCAAGTATTACTTAAAACATAAGGATGGGACTGAATTGATAATTGATAGTATGAATGAGTTTTGTAAAAAATATCCACATTTGGATAGGAGTGCTATGAATAGAGTTGGGCGTGGAAAAAATAAAACACACAAGGGATGGACAGTTAAAAAATTGGAACAATAACTGGACACATCTTGAAACTTGTGATATGATGGAACAAGCAATCGAGGACTTTATTAATGGACTTTAATTACAAAAAGTACTCACTTGAACAACTTGAAAACTGGGTACACGATGCAGTAAATGGTGAGGCATCTCCACAAGAAATCTATGATGTCATCAAAGGTGTTGTAGATGAGCAATATCATTACCATAAACATCATACTGGTCGTTGTTATGATCTTCTTGCTCTTCTGAATGGTAATGGTAAAGGTCATATTCAAGCATATGATGATTTTCTAAGCAAAGATCGCAATAGCAACTTTCCAGGTGAAAATACAATAAAAGATAAAGTAACCAAGTGGCAACTTCCCATTGAAGTTGATGGTCCAAGTGGTGAATACTTTATTACTTTCCCTGATGATCTGCTAGAGGCAGCAAATCTTAAAGAAGGGGATCAAATTGAGTGGGTAGATAATGGAGATGGTTCTTATACCATCTGTAAAGTGACTAAAGAAATTAAAATGGAGCAATGTTGAATGGCACTATCACAATCAGTTGAAGAATCTCTCAAAGAAGCAGAAGCATCTCTTAGGAATGCATTAGCATATGCTGCTCGTCAAGAACGTCCAATGGTTTGCAGTGTCATTGCGGATATGATTTCTCGCATTCAAACTCTACAAAATACTGATGCCCTTTTGGATAAACTAGAAAATCGTAAACCAGGAAGTAGTGGTTTCTTTGGAACATTTTTTGGAAAAGAAGATGAGTGAAAAACAACCAAATGAATTCGGAAAAGCAATGCAAGAGTGGTGGGACTCTGATGCTTGTAAGCAATTGCAGAAGTCTCATAAGGAAGCAAAGGAACGAGCAGTAGGAAAGTATTTTATGCTTTCTGAAGAAGATAAACTAGATATGGTTGATGCAATTTGCACAATTATGTGCAAAGCAGAACAAGAAGGAACCAGTCATCGTGGTCTACAAGATAAACTTGGAATCTATCCTGCTGGTTTCTGGATTGATAATCTTATGGACGTGCATAATGCTTTGTGGTCTTATTATCACGATAAGAAGCAAGAAAAGGAACTTGAAGAGGATATCAAAACTTTACAAGACTTTACAGAAACCTGAAGACAATATTAAGGAATCAGTGATTGTCTAGATAGTATGTTAGGATATGCTCATCAATTGAGGCTAGTATGACTTATTCGGAGAATTTCAATTCACAACTTTCTAATGATGAGTGGAATGAGTTAGTTGCACTTAAAAATGTAATCAATCAAAACCCAGCAGCAGTCCATCCAGAAAAAATGGAACTTTTTACTGCACTTCTTGTTAAAACTCTTGAGGGTAAAGGTGATTGATTTTGACCTCTGATAAATAGTCAGAGGTTTTTTTGTATTCAAATGCTTGATGAGGCAAAGAAAAGAGAGAAAATTGCCAATGCATTTTTAGCAGCAACAATGGCTGCATCTGCTGCTCAATCACCAAAAGATTTTGTAAGAACAGGAAATATTGAAGCACCAGGAACTGCTCTTATGCAAATGTGGGCAAAGAAGAGAGGAGAAGCAGAAAGAAACTTAGACCACGGAAGAGTTGTCGCAAGAAATGTAAAGAAGAAAACATTCAAAGAGTTTGTAGAAGAAGCATATTTAATTGAAGCAAGACAACCAACATTTTCAAGTCGTGCAGAACTTGAAAAGCATCACGGTGGAATCCCATCAGGATATTATGCAAATAATGCTAATAGTAGTGAAAACCCAAAGTGGAGATTAAAACCAAAAGAGGGTGGTGTTAAGGAAAGACAAGTAAGAGCAGAAAGAATTGCAACTTTAAGTTCCGATGAAGATAAGAAATCAGCAACAAAAAAAGCAAATAAATTAAAAAGAGCAGGACTTGACACACATCATATTACTCCATTACATTATTCTTCAAAATTAAAAGCATCTATGACTGATGCTGAGTGGCAGGAAAGGGTGAAAAAAGATGCAGCACAAGGAGTATATCACGGGCATCATCCTAAAAATATAATGGGAGCAGTAACTAATAAAACTCCAGAGAGTAGAAGCAGAAGAGGTATTCTTCATAGAGCAGGTGGAGCACACGAATTAGAAGGAAAAACAAGAGATATTGCACACGTTGGACATAAAGGATTGCTTGCTGCAGCACATAAACAAAGACTTAGAAAAGAAAAGGGAAATAAATAAAAGAAAACCATAAGCATATGAAAACTTTCAGAGAGTTTATAGAAGAAGCATATCTTATTGAGATGCGTAAAGAGGATAAAGTTAAAGGAAGAACAAAAACTCCTCTTACAATTGACCGCACCAGAACATATAGTACTCCAGGTTCAGCTAGACGAGCACCAGAAGGTAGTGGCAAAAAATGGATTGTAACTCCATCAAAAACAGAAACTCATACCGATAAGGCTATTAACCCAACAGTATCAGGAGGAAGATTTAAACAAGGTGGTAGTGGAGGGAGCGAATATAATTATAGGAGACACGCACACGGAGGCGCTGCAAGTTGGCAAGATAGACCAGGTGCAGGAGCAGCAAGAGGAGTTAAGAAAGTCAAAGGTGAAAAGAAACCAGAAGTAGGGCATCTGACACCAGCATATCGAGTTGCATCTAGAAGAAGAAACGCAGAATACCTAGGAAGAAGATGAAGACCTTTAGGCAGTTCCTAGAAGAAGCAAAGGCACCAAAACCTGATGCCCTAGAAACGATTCAAAGAAAAACAAAAGGAAGAACACCAGGAATGAAGTATGTTGTTCATACTACAAGTTCTGGTGATATTCGTGTAGATAACATTGAAGTTCCAGAGAATCAAAGAGGCAAAGGAATTGCAAAAAGAACATTTAAAGGACTTCATAAATATGCAGATAAGATTGGTAAAAATGTTTCTTTGACCCCAGTTGCAAAACCAGGATATAAAGAAAAATTAGATAAGATGTATAGAGATCTAGGTTATCGAGACCGCACATCTTTGGATAAAATTGCTGGTGCAGATACAATGATTCGTACTCCCAAGGAGAAAAAATGAAAACCTATCAAGAGTTTATTTCAGAAGCAAAGAAGTGTTGGCCTGGATATAAGAAGAAAGGCACACAAAAACTCTTTGGAAAGACTTATAATCGTTGTGTGAAAGAAGAAGTTGAACTTGAAGAAAGTTCAATGGGTGAAAGAAGTGGCAGAAGAACAAGAGGAAATGTCACACTCGCAAGAGGCAGAGGTGCTGATATGGATAAAAGTGAAAGAACCACTGCTGCTATTGCAAAGAAAGCAGGACTTAAAGGAACTGGTAAGTATTCCACTAAAGATTTGAGAACCCCATCAAGATTATATACAACCAGTAACCCTGATGGTTATGGAGATAAAGGCAGCACAAAGGTAAGTCATTACATCACAACTCACGCATCTCCAAGAAGTGCAGCAACATCACCGGATTTAGAAGTTATTAATAAAAAAGAATTTGCTGGTATTAAAGATGGAAAGGTAAAATTTAAATATCATCCATCCGCAGATAGTGTAAGAAAAGCAAAAGATTTTAGAAAAGCAATTACTCGTTCGGGTGGAGATAAACGAGGAAAAGTTCACGATGTAAGTATTATGCCAGATGATGCTTTTAGAGAAAAAAATCAAAATAAAGGTAGAATGCCTTTAGGAAGAAATTTAGTTAAAGGTGTTAAAGATATTCCTAAACATCTAAAATCAGCAGGAGCAAAAAAAGATGAAATAGTTACGGGGAAACCAGCTGCTGTATTGCCAGATGAGGATAAAAAAACTGGTGCAGAAAAAAGAGGAAAACTTTATGGTAAGATTTTAGGCTCTCGTGCTTCTAAAAGAAGTGAAAAAACTGGAGTAATGGTGGGATCCATTAAAGAAGTTTTGGAAATAATGCAAGAACTTGAAGAAAGTTCAATGGGTGAAAGAAGTAGAGGTAGAGCAACTCTCGCAAGAGGTCGTGGTGCTGATATGACTCGTCAAGAAAGAACCACTGCTGCTATTGCAAAGAAAGCAGGTCTTAAAGGAACTGGAAAATTTTCAACAAAAGATTTGAGAACAAAGTCCAAAGATTATAAAACTTATGATAGTGAAGATACTGAAGATGATTATGGAAGCACAGAACAAGACCATTTTATCCGCACTCATTCATCAGCAAGAAAAGCAGCAAAAGGTGAGCAACTAATTAAGAAGTTCAAACCAGCAGGAAGAACTCCATCTGGAATGACTAAACTCAAAACTGCACCTTCAAGTGAAAGTGTAAGAAGAGTGAAAGACTTGAAAAAGCAAATGACAAAAACAGGTGCAAATAAAACAGGAAAAGTCCATACCGTAGATATTATGCACCGAGATAGTGAAGTTGGAAAAGGTGATAAACATCAACAAATGGAAAGAGGAAGAAACTTTATTCAAGCACTTAAAGATACTCCAAAACATTTAAAGAAAGCAGGAGCACAGAAAGGTGATACTGTTGTTGGAAAACCAACTGCTGTTATGTCTGGTGAAGATATGAAAACTGGTGAAGCAAAAAGAGCAAAACTTTATAAGAAAGCATTCGGCAAAAGAAGCACTGAAAGGTCTGCAAAAACTGGATTGATGACGGGAGCCGTTGATGAAGAATTTAAGCAAATGCCTGGTGAATTAATGAATCAGCAAATAAGAAAACTGAGTCAAAGTCAATCTAATTTGAGAAAAGGAAGACAAACTGAAAAAAAAAGAGATAGAGAAATTAAATATGATATTCAAATAAAAAGAATTCAAATGGCAGGAAAACAAGATTATAATAATGGAAAGGATTCTTATGATGTATTTTACAAAAATCCATTAGAAACTGGAAAAATTGTCAATCATAGATTTAGAAAAAAATAAGACCACTTGCCAAACTGTCCCAAGGTGCCCCATAGGCACCTTTTTTTGTGCTATACTATTGGAAACACAAGACTATTATGGAACTTACAGTTGTAGCAATCAAACGAGACGACAATCTTTATCACTTCAATCATCCACACAATGATACTGTTGAAGAACTTTTGATGAATGGAACTGAAGAAGCAATTGACGAACATTGCTACTTCAAAACTGGAAAGTATCCAATTGAAGGTGATGAAGTTGAGATTTCTCTTTTCCTCCAAGAACCTGATAATTGTGATACTCTTCTCGTGAAAGAAGTGTCTGATGAAGAAGGTACAACTTATACTGATACAACGATGTGTCTTCCCGTGTGGTTGTGTCCTTGGTTGCAAGGATACTTTGGTGAAGTTCCTGAAGAAATTTACATCAAAGTGCGTCCAATTAACAAAGGACTTGAATCATTTGTAAAAGCAACTGGTATGCGAGGGTTTCTCAATAAATAAAAGTAAAAAATGAAAACCTTTCAAGAGTTTATGAGTGAGCATTGCGGTTGTGTAGATAATGCAGTCAATGAACTTGAAAGTGGATTAAAAAAACTGAATGATACTTCTTATGATTCAATTGATAAATTGATGCGTAAGATTATGAAAAAGCATAAGATGACTGCAAAACAACTACACAATGCTTTTGTTGATACTCACGGTAAAATACCAGATGAGTGGATAAAAGAAATAAATAAAAGAAAAAAGTAGTTAGATGAAACCAACACCAAGAGAATTGCAGGAAACCTATAAGATTCATTCACAACTTATAGAGCATCTCATCTCAGAGGGTTATGCAGATGATAATGAATCTGCAAATAAAATCATTGAGGGTATGAGTGAGACTTGGTTCAGTACAATTATTAAGGACTGACACTTCTCAAACCGTCCACTCCCCTTGCCACGCAGCAGCATCCGTGGTATGATTACTAGGTAATCGAGAGAGACAGATGGAAGTTCTTGAATTTACTGATTCTTCTGCTATCGCAAAGATTCAGTTTGATTATGCTGAAAATCAGGTAGGTATTGCTTATACTTACAAACCAGAGCAAGTTTATGTCTTCAAGTGCAATGACTTGACTTTGGTGAAAGAACAGGTTAAAGTTACTGATAGTGTTGGGAAACTTATTTCTCAATTTCGTAAAGATGGGACTTTGATTTCTGTTTGACAAAGAGTTCCAGATCCTCTATAATTGATCTGGTTCAAGCGAGTGAGACTTGGTAGTCAGAGGAGTCTTATAAACTCTTTCCGCCAGATTAGCGGCTTTGACCTGGTTCGAATCCAGGCACTCGTATTGCTATTCGTTATTTGCGAATAGCGAATAACTCATAATTTATATAAATAGTTATGAGTTATTTACAATTTAATATGCCTAGAAAAAGAAAAACTTCTGCTGATTGTGATATAATACGAGAGTATCAACGCAATTGGTTGAAAGACAAACTTAAAAATGACCCCGAGTACAAAGCAAGGCATTATGCCAACAGGCAAAATCGAGCAAAACAAAACAAAGAAAATTTAACTAATTTAAAAGAAAATATTTCTTGTTCTGCTTGTGGAGAATATCATCCCTCGTGTTGTATGGACTATCATCATTTAGATCCAAGTGTAAAAGAAAAGGGTGTGTCTCAAATGATACAAGGAAATTCTTGGCAAAAAATTGAAGAAGAAATTTCTAAATGTATTTTAGTATGTTCAAATTGTCATCGTAAAATACATGAAGGTCTAATCACGCTCGTTTAGCAATCTGGGAATGCAATCGTCTCATAAACGATAGAAGGTCGGATCGTAACCGACAACGAGCACTTGACAATCAAAGCACACTCTGCTATGATTGTCTTATAAGGGACTGTTGCTTATTGGTTAAAGCCCACTGCTTATAACGGTGTGAACAGAGTTCAATTCTCTGCAGTCCTACCAAGCGAGTATGGTGGAATCGGTAGACACACCAGACTTATGAAAATTGAGCCTCATTTGAGAAATCTTATGAGTGTAATTCCTCAAATTCGGTGAAACCTGTAAAATGGCAATACCGAGCGAAGTTGCAAGACAGTTGGAAAGACAACGGCTACCCAATGTGCTTCTAGAGAGGGTTGGAATTATCTAGAAAATGCAAAACGTGTAGAGACTAGACGGGGAACACCTAAACTGAAAGGTATGGTGAAGGTATAGTCCAGACCACAAACCGAAAGGGTAGTGAAAACTATAGTGGTAAGAAAATCTGTTGGGCATTGCCCGTGGGAGTTCAAGTCTCCCTACTCGCACTTGCCCGAAAGGGCAAACACACATTATTTCAGTTATTAGTATTATGATTGAACAGTTTATTTCCGATTTGAAAACTATTCCCTCTGAGGAATATAAAAAATTCTTCATTCAAGCAAATAAAGTTGCTGCGATGTATCCCCTAAATGAAGGGATTGATTGTTTTGCTAGGGGTGAATCAATTGAATTTGGATTCATTGAAACCTTCTCAAAATATATTGATATTAAAGCATCAGAAAAGAAAGAAAAAAATGACCCAGATGGTCTTTATCGCACAAAACATCTTTGGGATGCAAAAACGAAAAAATTTGGTTTGGAACCCCAAGAAAAGAAATCTTGGTTGATCAAATCAAAAACTTGGGATTTCAAAAAAACTCAGTCGGGAGTTTCTGAGTTCAAAACTAGGTCCGAATGGTTTGTTTTGATTGATCCTTGGACTCACCGACTTGCCGTTCTTGACGCAAAACTTCTGTTTTCTAAAAACTTTACTGAAGGTAAATCGAGAATTACTTTCTCAGTTTCTCAGGAAGATATTACAATGATTTATGATGGCATAAATGATGTAGAAGAAGTTAATGTTGTACCTGAGAGCAAAACTCTGCTAAAATACATTTGGGAACAAGCACAATAGACTAAATGAAACAATTTCCATTAAAGACAATGCTCCGTTACCCCGGAGGAAAGAGTAAAGCACTTAAAACTCTTGCTCCTTGGTTTCCTACTGACTTCAAAGAATTCAGAGAACCATTCTTGGGTGGTGGAAGCATTTCTTTAATGGTATCACAAAACTATCCAAAAGTTCCCATCTGGGTCAACGACAAGTATTATTACTTGTATAACTTTTGGATTCAACTAAGAGATAATGGTCAAACATTATCTGAGAAGTTGAGAGCAATCAAAGAAGAAGTGAATGGTGACGATGAGGCACATAAAGACTTGTTTAATAGGTATCAGAGTGACATTGAAACTCTGGAACCTTTTGAACAAGCAATTGCTTTCTTTATTTTAAATAAGTGTTCTTATTCAGGTTTGACTGAAAATTCTACTTTCTCAGTTCAAGCATCACGTTCCAACTTCTCTTTGGTTGGAATTGATAAACTTCCAAAGTATTCTTATATCATTAAGAATTGGAAGATTACGAACATTGATTATGCCGAGGTAATGAATGACCCTGGTGAGGAAGTATTTGTCTTTCTTGACCCTCCTTATGATATTAAAGATTTCCTGTATGGAACAGGGAGAAAACTACACTCATCATTCTCTCACGAAAGATTTGCAGACGATGTGGATGCGTGTCCGCACCGTTTTATGATTACTTACAATCTAAATGATTGGTTATTGAATCGTTATAAAGAGTATAATTTAAATGAATGGAAACTTAGATACTCTATGGTTCATCGTGGTGAAAAAGGAACTCAGGATAATGTAAAGACTGAACTTTTGGTTACAAATTATGATTTAAATTCAGTTTTATAAATAAAAGTATATAAAACACAATTTTTGGATCAATGAACTATAAGGACCTTCAGAACATTTCCGAACTTTCTCAACAAATTCTTACAGAAGCTGCTTCAGAAGAGCACAATGTGATGAATCGTTGGCCTTACACTTCACCTTATCTTCAAGAGGAAAGAGCACCTGGTGTAAAACCCTATCGTGCAAATCCAACTCAAGCAGAAGTTAGAGCAGATGCTGCAAAAGCAGCAAAGAAAAAGGCAGAAGCAGGAAAGGACAAACCAGGTTATGGTCCTGAAGAGAAGTTCAAAGATTGGAAAGACAGAGCAACCCCAACTTCAACACTCAAGAGAAAGGGTGGAGAAGAAGAAACTGTTTCTCAAAGAATGAACCGTGAAAAACCTTATGCTAAGAGAATGACTGGTCAAATGGCAAGAGAGTACGGAAGCCGTCATGCTGCTGAAGTTACTCGTGTCGTCAAAGGTGCTGGTGAACCACAAGCAGTTACATATCCAAGACAGGGCAGAGAAGAAGAAAAACCAAAAGCAAAGGCAAGACTCTCAAGAGAGATTATTCGTAAAGGTAAGCAAGAAGAAGGTTTTGACCTTTATGATTTAGTTCTCGCACACCTCATTGATGAAGGTTATGCAGAGACTCAAGAAGCAGCAACTGCAATTATGGCAAATATGAGTGAAGGATGGGTTGATGCCATCGTTGATTCTTATATTCAAGACTGAGAATTTGACAATTTTAAACTAATAATTTAAAATTACATATATAAATAATAATTATTTTATTTTTTATAGAAATTATGTCTGATACTGTAAATCAAATTGCCTCTGCTTTTGAAACTTGGAAACAAGAAGATGAAAAGTTTGAGAATGGAAATGGTTCTGCTGGAACTAGAGCAAGAAAAGCACTTCAAGAAATTGCAAAACTTGCCAAAGTTCGTAGAGCAGAAATCTCAGAAACAAAAAATTCAAGAAAAGAAGAAAAAGCAGACTCTTGATTTTATAAATAAACACATACGATATTAAAACAATGACTTACCTTCATACACAATCTAAGAGTGATTATCGTCCCATTACCTGCTGGTTTATGGGCGAATCCCTCTTGGTTGCGAATATGGTAAGTCAAAGTTAAAAGAACAAACCATAAAAGCAATCAAGAGGGAGAATCCAAAAGGTTCTCCCTCTTTTTTTATGCCTTGTGCCACTTGTTCAACTGGTCGTATCATTTTCCGCTGGGGTCCAAACCCTGGTATATTACTTGAGTCGGTGGGGGAACGAGACCCCAAGTGCCTGGGACCACTTCTGGAACTGGCACAAACCACTTGCCCCGCAACGGGTTCCGTGGTATTCTTAAGGGGTGGTTGAGAGACCACCAGCACCTTGACAACTGAATAATTACCACATTATTGGGACATTAACTCAGCGGTAGAGTATCCGGCTTTTAACCGGTTAGTCCTCGGTTCGAATCCGAGATGTCCCATCGTGGGAGAGTGGCTACTGCTGGCAATATGTGTGGCTGCGGTCTGTAAAACCGTTACATAAGAACCATCGGGGGTTCAATTCCCTCCTCTCTCACCTTGGCCTCTTAACTCAGCGGTTAGAGTGTCTGCCTGTCTAGCAGAAAGTCAGGGGTTCGAATCCCCTAGGGGTCGTTGGAGATTTATCTCCATATTCCAGGTAATCTAACATTATTTTAGATTACTCTGCGTGGTCCCATCATCTAAGGGTTAGGATACCAGATTTTCAATCTGGGCATACGGGTTCGAATCCCGTTGGGACTACCTTGGGAACATAGCTCCAACTGGTAGAGCACAGGGCTGAAGACCTTGGTGTTGTCGGTTCGAATCCGACTGTTCCCACTTGACCTTTATGGTCACGGAGATTCACTTCCTCCGTTATGAAACTTTGGTTGGTTAGTGATAGGTTTTTCAGTCCGAAAACTGAAACTGGTAGGTTGTTGATATCGACTCCTACCTTGATGGAATCGTAGCTCAGTGGTAGAGCACTCGGCTGATAACCGAGCGGTCACAAGTTCAAATCTTGTCGGTTCCATTGTTGTCTTGAAGCAACTTAAATCGCACTTAGGATGCTTCAAGACAACATTAAGGAAGTGTGGCAGAGTGGCTTATCGCAGAATCCTGCTAAGATTCCGTGTCAAGTAATTGGCACCGTTGGTTCAAATCCAACCACTTCCGTTGGAGAGTTGTCCGAGTGGTTTATGGTGAGATCTTGGAAAGGTCTTGTGTGTAACAGCACCAGAGGTTCGAATCCTCTACTCTCCGTTGGCAGTGTAGTTCAGTGGTAGAACAAGAGATTCATACCCTCTATGTCGGTAGTTCAATTCTACCCACTGCCTTGTGTCGTTAGCCTAGTGGTTAAGGCAGTAGTTTGTGGAACTACCTAGATGGGTTCAATTCTCATACGACACATTGAATTCTAATAAATAATGTTATTAGGGTTCAATTTTTAAAATGAAACATCATCATCATATTATACCAAAACATATGGGAGGTTCTGATTCTACAGAAAACTTAATCGAATTGAGTATTACTCAACACGCAATGTTTCATTATTGTAATTGGAGATTGTGGGGTAAAGTAGAAGATGAATTGGCTTGGAGGGGGTTGGTAAAATATTTACCAAAAAAAGAAATTATTTCCAAACTTATTGCGGAAAGTAATAGAAATAGACCCCACTCCCAATTATCTAAAGATGTTAGTAGTAAACTTCTTAAGGAAAGGTGGAATGACCCAGAATTCAAAATAAAACAAATAGAATTATTGAGAAAAATGTCTCCTAATGCAAGATTGTTGGCTTGCACTCCTGATGCTATTGAAAAGAAAAAAAAGACATTACAGAGAATAGGACATCAACAAGGAGAAAAAAATTCTATGTATGGTAAAATGTGGATTACTGATGGAACAAAAGAAGGTTCTTATCGAATAGATAAAAATCAAGATATTCCAGAAGGGTTTAGAAAAGGTAGAGTATTATCAAATCCCGCCCGATAAGCATTGTGGTGATGCAGCAGTTTAGTAAACTGCAGAGAACAGTTCAATTCTGTTATTGGGCTCTTAACTATCTGGAAATTCCAGATAGTTCAAATGTTCAGGTGGCAGAGTGGTCAAATGCGGAAGTCTGCAAAACTTCTTATCGTGGGTTCAAATCCCACCCTGAACTCCTAATCCAGAATCGACTAACTGGCAGGTCAGCACCCTTTGAAGGTGTACGTCTAGGTTCGAATCCTAGTTCTGGAACTATGCCCGATTGATGGAATTGGTATACATACTTGCCTTAGAAGCAAGGTTTTACAGGTTCGAGTCCTGTATCGGGCACCTAGCAGGATTGGTGTAATTGGTAGCACGAGAGTCTCCAAAACTTTTAGTAGAAGTTCAAATCTTCTATCCTGTGCCTTGTCCTCTTAACTCAGTGGAATAGAGTGCTTGGCTACGAACCAAGAAGTCGCAAGTTCGAATCTTGCAGAGGACGTTGACTTTCCTTAGAAAGTCATATATACTATTGATAGAGGTTAAGTCCCTGTTATATCCTTATGAGATATATCACACTTAATCCATCAAACACACAAACACACAGGAGTAAAAGAATGTCACCTTACGAACTACGATTTGAGATTTTTAAGCAAGCATATGCATTTGCTAACGATAAGTTTAGCATTGAATATGATACTGCCCGTTGTTGGAATGAAAATTCTATGAATACGGTTAAGATGGATTATCCAGATTTTCCTACATATGAGTATATTGAGCAACTTGCAGAGAAAATCAACACTTTTGTAAGTTCTAAATGATAAAATAGGGTGATAACACCCTTTAAAGATAGATTATAAGGAAGGTCAATCCGATTGGTGACGGAACCGCTCTTGAAAAGCGTTGAGGTGTTAAAGCCCTTGGGAGTTCGACTCTCCCACCTTCCGTTGCTTCTTATGAAGCATAATGCCCTTGTAGCACAATGGTAGTGCATCTCACTTGTAATGAGAAGGTTGCAAGTTCAAATCTTGTCGGGGGCTTGACAGAATTTCGATTCTGTCTTACAATCAAATAATGCGAAATTAATTCAGCGGTAGAATGTCTGCCTTCCAAGCAGAACGTCAGGAGTTCGAATCTCCTATTTCGCTCCAGGGTGATTAACTCAGTGGTAGAGTTTCTCGTTTACACCGAGACAGTCGGGGGTTCGAATCCCTCATCACCCACCACGGGATGTAGCTCAACTTGGTAGAGTGCTTGATTTGGGTTCAAGATGTTGCAGGTTCAAATCCTGTCATCCCGACTTGGAGAACTAAATATCTCCAAATACTACAAATTCATTATGTCCTTAATTTCACAAAGAGATAGAGAAGTTGTAATTGAAGCACTGGACTTTTATCTTTTCAATAAAAAATTTGATTTTACTGAAGAAAAAAGAATGGAGTTAAATTCACTTCTGAATTGGATTAAAATCGAATACAATAAGAATGAAAATTAATCTTTGGTACTGTAAAGAAATGAAGCAATGGAGATGGACTTTATGTGAAGATTCTCGTCCAATTGTTAAACAAGAATCAGGACAAAGAGAAGATTTACGAGATGCTATGAATGACGTAGCAAATACTGTTGAGTATTTAATGAATACTTGACATTCTTATTCCCCTGTAGCTCAGCGGTAGAGTCGTCGGCTGTTAACCGATTTGTCGCAAGTTCGAATCTTGCCGGGGGAGTTGGATATAAATTATCCAAATATCGTGGGGAAGTGTAACGGTTGCACAGAAATCTCATAAGCTTCAGGTTGGTGGTTCGATTCCACCCCCCGCCACCAAAATGGGGGATTAGCTCAATTGGTAGAGCAGAGTCTTTGCAAGGCTAAGGTTAGGAGTTCGAGTCTCCTATCTTCCACTTTACAAAAATCAGATTCTTTGATACTATATAATAAGTTCAAGAGGATGTGACCTCTATATTCCAGGACATCGGGGCAGTACCGATTATCTCCATTTCTTGGGGATAAATTAGAATCGACTGGGGTTTATGTTGTATCTGTTGACGGGACAAAAAACAAACGCAAACAAAATTGTTGCATTCACTCGTCAGACTGCTTTAGTCTGACCTAAAATGAGTGAAGGGGGTTTGTAAGTTTCCTTCTGATCCAAAACTTGTACTGGAGGACACTTTATCAAGTGTCCTTTTTTTGCTTCAGGGGCACTGAGAGGTGCTATGATTACTAGATAAACAAAAAAATCAATGTTTGAATCTCTTGTTCCTTTCATTAAAGAACGTCTCACTAAGCATCACGAACTTTATAGTGCTCAATGTAAAGCAGAACTCTGGGAAGAAAATCTTTGTTGGGCATTAAAACAGGCGGGTTTTGGTAGTGATTGGAAACCAGACTTCAATCATAAAAGTGGACTTGATCAAACTACAGACGAAGGTATTCGTATTGGCAATAAGGGAGGAAATGTAATTAAAAATATTGTTGAAATTAGTGGATCACGATTGACTAAACACAAAACAATTCAAGATAAACTCAATTTCTTGAGTATAAAAAAAGAGGATTATATTTTTTGTTTGGGTACTGAAAAGGATGAATGGAAAAAAGGAATCAAACGTTATTATTTCATTGTAATTAAGTCAGATATTCTTGATTATCATAATCAACTCTGGGAAGAAACCTATGGAAAACAAACAAATATTGGTCAACTTGTTGGATGGAAATGTTCTTCCGAAGTATTTAATGCTAAAATTATCAGATCTAACTCTGATCAACTTTGGACAACTGTTAAATTAGATTACTGCGAAGAAATACATGACATTACTATTGGGTGATTGTTTGGAAATTCTACCAACACTTGCAGATAATTCTGTAGATATGGTTTTGGTAGATTTACCGTATGGCACAACTGCTTGTAAATGGGATAGTATTATTCCTTTGAATAAGTTGTGGGAACAGTATCATAGAATTTGTAAAAAGAATGGGGCGATGGTATTCACTGCCGCTCAACCATTTACAACGATTCTTGCTGCTTCTAACATAGAAAACTTTAGGTATGAATGGATTTGGGAAAAACCACAAGGAACTAATCCTATGAACGCAAAGGTGATGCCTTTGAAATCACATGAAAATATTTTGGTTTTTTATCGCACCAAACCCACATATAATCCTCAAATGTGGTATTCAACTCCTTATTCTGGTTTCTCATCAGAGACCAGCAAGATTGGTGAGGTTTATGGTAAAGCACAGAGCAAGCATCGTGACAATCCAGATGGGTCAAGATATCCCAAAACGATACTTAAGTTTAAGCAAGAGAAGGGATTGCATCCAACACAGAAACCAGTAGAATTGATGGAATACTTGATTAAAACATACACCAATGAAGGTGACACCGTGTTGGACAATACAATGGGAAGTGGGTCTACTGGTGTTGCTGCAGTTCGTTGTAAAAGAAATTTTATTGGTATTGAAATGGATTCTGAGTATTATCAAGTTGCTGAAAAACGGATACAAGAAACTGTGCTAGTTTCTGAACTGGCACACAATACCTCCAATGCCCTTGCAGACCTGCTATAATACAAAGGTAATCAACGGAAATCTATGGCAACACGTTCTCGAATTGGAATCCAACTTTCTGATGAGTCTGTTCTCTCTGTGTATCATCATTGGGACGGGATGCCTTCTTGGTTGGGTCGTATTCTGAATACTCACTACAATACCAGAGAGAAAGTTGCAGAACTGATTGATGGTGGTGATATGAGTTCTTGCTGGACTGATACTCCATTTAATTATGATGGAACTCCATCTGAGTATGGTCCTAATTATTACTCTTATCGTGGTGATGATTGTCCTCCTCGGCACGATGCAAATAAGTATGATTATCTTGCCGAGGGTGAAGAGTATGCCTATCTCTACACTCTGAATGATGAGTGGGTATGTTATGCTCTTAATGAGAATGATTATCCCACAGTTGTTGAAATTCCTTCTGGTGCCCTTGCGGTTTGATATATGAAAACTTCTACTGCTCTTGGTGTTGCTTTTGGTGCGATTGTTTTTGCAGTTGTCTTCCTATTCTTTGAAGCATGGTTGCTTGGACTGATTCTGTCTTGGTTTAATGTTTCTTTGACTATTTGGCAAAATCTTGCTATTGTAGTTCTTGCTAATATGATTTTCAAAAACACTGGAGTCTCTTCAAAATGAAACCTGATAACACTCTTCGTAACGCTAGTATCATTGGCGTTTCTTTCCTCGTCTCTCTGGTAATTATCAATGCTGTTGTTGGTCCGATCTATAATGTATGGGCACAATCCCTTGCAGGTAAAGCAGAACTTCAGAAAGCAGAATATACCCGTCAAGTTGCAGTTCTTGAAGCACAAGCAAAGAAAGATTCTGCACAACAACTTGCCGATGCTGAAGTGATTCGTGCCACTGGTGTTGCAAAAGCAAACCAAATCATTGGTGATTCACTGAAAGATAATCGTGAGTATCTTCAATATCTTTATATCACTGGACTGGAAGATGGTAGCAAGAATGGTAATGTAACCATTTATGTTCCTACAGAAAATGGTATGCCTGTTCCTACTCTGCAAATGAACAAATGACAACAAAAGTGAAACGTAAAATGGTAAATGTGGAACCTGTTTCTTCAAAAGCAAAAAACAGGTTTGTGAATATTATGGATAGTCTTCACGGTTGTGTAGTGGAGCAAGAGAAGGACAATCTTATTTTTCTTGCTTCTATCAACCGTAAATACTTTATGTGGTTGCCAAAAGAAGGAAACGAACATTGGAAAATTGTAAAATGAAACCAATTAAATTTTTTCAAGTTGCTAAATGGTCTCATCGTGAAGACTTTGGGCACGAGTGGTATATACAACTATTTTTTACAGACCGTTGGGCACTTCTTCAGGCATCGATTTCTTGGAATGACTTTCCTGGTTGGCCTTACATTCAAATCAAATCTGGAACTGGTAGTCTTTTGAGTATTATTTTCTGGGCATATAAATTTGGATTTGATATTGGTTTTATTGAGTACACTTGGAACTGGGAACGATTGGAAGAGATAGATGAAGACGAAACTGAACTGGTTTGAGTATTATTTTGGACACTGCTTTCAGACTGGTTGGAGAGAAATCTGGAACAATTTCAAGATGTGGAGAGACCTCATCAGTGGAAACTATAAGGACTATGCTCTTTTAAAAAATGATGACCCATATGAAGAATGTTATAATTGGTTCTGGACTTCTATCAATCTAGATGAAACATATCCCAAAGAGTTTCTTGAATACCTGATGGAAATGTGTGATAGAATTGATAGAGGTGAAGAGAAACTGATTCCATTCACCAAAGAAATGTTTGATGACCTTGATGACCTTGTAGGTAATTTGATTGATGATTTGAAACTTGATGAGGAGTTGGACAAAGAATGATTGGATTGATTGCTGGACTGACTTGTGGAATTGCAACTTACTATGGAGTAGGTGATGGTTTTGATGGTCAGAGAACTGCATCAGGAAAAAGATTTGATGCTTATGCCCATACCGTAGCCCATCCTTATCTTAAGTTTGGAACACGACTTCGGATTACAAATCAAGACAATATGAAACAAGTTTATGTGACCGTGACTGATAGAGGTCCATATTCTCACGCTGATATGGATATGAGTTATGGAGCATTTCGTAAGATTGCAAATGTTAATAATGGAAATGCAACTATTTGTTGGAGAGTAGTTGGATGATAAAGAAACTACCTGATAAAAAAGAACTGGATATTATATGGACGGTGGCAACCAGTTCCGCAATTGAATGTAATGACAAACCTCATATTATCTTTGCCCGACTGCTGTATTATGAGTTGTCGGATGAAGAGTTCCCTTACAAACTTGCTGATCCAAAATGAGTTTTTCTAAAACAATTTCAGTCTTTGCTGCTCTCGCAAGTATCTTTGCTGCTGGAGCAACTGGTTGGAAACTTGCAGATTCACAAAAAGAAGTTCCTTTGAGTCCATTAGACCAAAAGGTAATGGAGTTGGAAAAGAAACTTGACCAAGCACAACAACCACAAGTTGCTCCAGAACCAGTCAAACTTCCACCACCTACAGTTCAAACAGTAGCACCACAACCTGCTATACTGCCACCAGTAACACCTCCTCCTCCTGTTCCTGAAAATGTCACTCCTTGATACTCTCAACTACTTCATACAAGACCAAGAAGGACACCTACAATGTCTTGAATGGGACATCAGAGAGGAAACCAATTATGAGAACAATAATCTTGATTGGTATACTGAACAATACGACCTTACTAAACAACGAATAGAAGACCTCAAACAAATCAAAATCATTATTGAAAATCAATGAAAACCTACAATCTCACCATCACTGAAAAGCAGGCACGAGCACTTGTAGATGCTACTGATTTGCTTCAAAGAGTTCAACTTGGTCAGTGGAGAGAAATTCAAGATAATCTACCTCTTCAAAAACCAATTGATTATGAGGAATTTCATCAGGATATGAAAATTATTGGAGCAATTCTATCCAAACATATGATTGATGGTATTGATGGTGGTGCTTCCTCACTTGGAGTAGGACATCCAAACCTTCCAGAAAGTAATGGTATTCTTTATGACCTTCATCGGGTCATTCGTAGGAAACTTTCTGTGGAAAGGGCAGTAGAACAGGGCATTATTGAGAATGAAAATGTTTCCAGAAATGAGATGCCTATCACTGTGGATTTTGATTTACCTATGAAATGGGGAACTGAACCACTTGCTAAACTGGAAAGGGTCAGTTGAGAAACTGGCACAGGGCATCTCCACAGGTGCCCTTTTTGGTCTATAATACTCTCATACACACAGAGGACTGCTGATGACTTACCAAATCACCAAAGAAATCCGTATTCACCACGAAGATGGTTGGTTTTACCAATTTACTGATGATGGTGAAGGTTGTATTGAGGTTTCTTCTTATGAAACACACGGTATTCAAGAAACAAAAACGGGACAAACTCTTCACATTCCCAAAGATTGTATTATTGATTTTATTGAAGTCCTGACTGAAATGCGATGAACTACCTTTGCCTTGTTGATGGTGTCGTAGAATACGGCAGCACAGACCTCAACGACTTCAATCATTACCGTAGTGTGTATTACGAAGACCACAAAGATGCTGAAAATGTAGAGTATCTTGTGTTGACTGATGAAGCATACAACGAAATGTTCCCTTGTGAGGATGAAGAATGATTGAACAAGAAGAACTTCTCAAAGAGTATCAACAAGAAATTGAGAAATGTTGGGAACTTGCTCAAAAACTTGATTACCTAAATCCTGAACTTGTTGGTGCCTTTACTGGTTCTCCAAGTGAGAGGATTGAACGACAACTTTACACTCTTGGTATTTTGAACTGAAATGACTAAAATCCAACTCAAAGCAATCACAGTTACATACACCCGAACTCTCACAGTTGCTCCCACAACTGAAATGTTTGAGGACTGGGAGGATTATCCAGACCAAGAAGGATTTGAGAGTTTAGTGCTTAATGAATTGTTTGATAAAATCCATTATGAGATGGGAGGACCTGCAAATCCTATGCCTTACACTAATGTAGAACAGTT